CTGTACCCATATCATGGGCTGTAATATTAGAGCCGGTGTTATTATTGAAGCCACCAGTATATGCATGACTACCCGTGGCATTTGTTCCCGGTTTAGGCCATGTTTCGTAAGCAAACTGTGTTCCGCTAGAGGCGTACATAGCCGTACCCGTTGTTGCGGTGTAGTTCACATTGCCGAATGAATTTGTATAACTTAAAGTTGTTAATCCCGTTCCATCATCTGTGATGCTAGAATTATTAAAGCTGTCATATATAGAGTGATTGGTGTTTGTTGTCCATGAAGTCCACGCTTTAGCAGCCTGTTGCTTCGTCAGCGTAGCCGCACCGCCGCTGGTACTCTGAATGGTATCTGCCTTCAAAGTGCTCATAGCGTCACCAATGTCCCGCCGCTTTCAACGGTCAGGGTTACGCCACTGGCTACAGTGAACGGGCCTGTCACGTCCTAAGAAGTTAATGAAGATATTGTTTGTTCCAGAGGAAGGTGCGTTTCCTGACCCAAACTCAATCGTAGTGGAGTTTGTTAGTGTGTAGGCGTTAGAATCCTGAACAACGCCGTCTACAGAAACCAAGATGTCCTGAACGTCCGAGACCGCGTTGTCTAAAGTAAACGAAGTCGTAGATCCGTTGCCGCTCTCCCGCTGAACTACGGGGATGTTCTCAAAATGTGTGGCCGGTCTATTTCCAGTGTATGGCACAATGCGCTCCTTTAACTACTGATCGCATCCACTGCGGAAACCCATACATCCACAGAACTCGCTGCACTTGACTGAACCTTCAAAGCATCTCCTGATTGCAGAACGACTTTAGCACCACCATCCAAAACCTGTAGAGCTGATGCTGATGGTATCGGAGCATCTTTGACTAGGTAATGATCGTTTGAACTCACCGTTACAAACACACTCACCGTAATCTGAGAAGTGGTGGTATTAGCTAGATTGATTCCAACCAAGGTATCATTTGAATTTGATGTGTGTATGGTGGATGCCGAGGTGCCCACATTTCTTGCAATATACCGTATAAAGTCCTGTGCCATTATCTTCTCCTAAAGGGCTATCGCCATTGCGATAGCAAACCCCGCTGTCGCTCCTGTTGATCCGCTTGACGCTGATGTCACCCTTCCATCAGCCGCTACAGTTATACTCGCATTTGTATAGCTACCAGCCGAGACCCCTGAATTTGCGATATCCGTTGTGATTGACACGTTGCCTAAGTTGGTCATTGCGCTAGCACTAGAGGTCACATCCCCAGCTAGCGTAATCGTTGGACTTTTTTCTACGGTAACGCCGTTCTCAATGGTGCCGCTAGACAGTGTCAAACTAGAGAAAGCGTCTACCGCCGCTCCAGATCCATCCGTGTAGATGACCTTTGTTTCACCATTAGGAATCGACGGATTAGTACCGGAACTGACGATTTCAATCGTCTGGCTACCAGAGGTAGCGTTCTCGATGAACCAGATTTTGGAAACTGTGCTTGGCGCAAGCGTAACCGTCCGCGTGGCTGTCAGGCTTACTCCGGAGGTGATCTTCAAGTACATGGCACGGACACCGTCCGCCGCGCCGTCCGCCATTGTGATCGTGCTATTAGCATCACTGGCTATCGCTTCTGTGCCATAGCCAAAAGCATCAGCAATAAGCTCGAGATTCGTATTCGTAGTCTGGCCCCAGGTGCCTGACTGTTCGCCGTCAGCAATCTCTTCAAGACGAAGGTTGTTTACATATGTACTCGCCATTCATGCCTCACGCTGCTATGTCTTCCCAGTTATCGCTAACCCCTGTAGTGATAGTGCTCCAAGACGGAGACTGACTTGGCGACACAGCACTCCAAGATGGTGACTGACTCGGAACAATCTGACTCCATACCAAGACAGACCCAACTTGGCCTGTTCCGACTATACCAGTAGCCGGCACATTTGCCAATCCCGTGACAGTTACCGAACCCAGTCCACTTTGGATGGCGTCTGAAGTGACTTGAACGTCTGCCGACGCAAGTGCAACAGCGGTTCCCTGCGATGCCGTTAGGCCAATGCCTGTAACGTCTACATTGTTGTTGGTAACTAGAGAAACTTCCCCAACAGATCCATTAGATTCTATTCCTGTGACAGGAACATTGTTCACGGCAACAACAGTGACTGAATCTACCTCGCCAGTGCCCTCCGATCCCGTAACAACCACAGTAACGCCAATAACAGCGTCAGCGGTCCCTACCTGACCTGTCGCTTCTTCTCCCGTAACAGAAACAATGGCTTGAGCGTCTACTGTTACAGAATCAACCTCGCCGGTTCCCTCTGCGCCGGTGACATCTATGTTGTTGTTAGTTTCGAGAGTAACCGATCCAACATCAGAAGTGGCTTCCAGACCAGTCTGAGGAACATTTGCGTCCGCTGTAACGGCTTCATCGCCAACTTCACCTGTGGCTTCTGAACCAGTAACCGCTACATTTGCCGCCGCCACAACAGTTTCATCGCCAACCGCAGAAGTGGCTTCCTCACCGGTGACATCTATATTGTTATTACTTACAGGGACAACCGAGCCAACGGCGCCAGTTGCCTCCTCTCCGGTCTGCACTAGGATCTGTTGAGTAGTGACGGTCTCATCACCAACTTCGCCTGTAGCCTCTGATCCACTGACAGTGACCACAGCGGCGGCGTCTACAGTGACAGAGCCAACGTCAGAGCTGGCCTCTAGTCCGGTCTCAGGGACATTCGCACCAGCCGATACGGTAGCAGAACCTACTTCACCCGTAGCCTCTACACCGGTTTGAACTAGGATTTGTTGAGTGGTGACTGTCTCGTCACCTACTTCACCCGTAGCCTCTACACCGGTTTGAACTAGAACTTGCTGAGTGCTGACAGTTTCGTCACCAACTTCACCCGTGGCCTCTATGCCAGTTTGAACTAGAGTTTGCTGAGTAGTGACAGTTTCGTCACCAACTTCACCTGTAGCTTCTAGGCCAGTGACGGCAACATTAAAGATGACTCTTACAGTGACAGAGCCAACTTCGCCCGTTCCTTCTAAACCAGTTTCAGAAACATTAGCGGCACCCGTTGCGGTTACGGTTCCTACACCTGATGTGGCCTCTAGACCGGTTTCTGGAACATTAGCTTCTGCAACAGTCGTTACACTGCCAGCCGAGCCGGTGGCTTCTAGACCGGTTTCAGAAACTACTGCGGCGGCAGTGGTCGTTACACTACCAACCGAACCGGTGGCTTCTAGACCGGTTTCAGAAACTACTGCGGCGGCGGCAACCGTTACGCTACCTGCCGAACCGGTAGCCTCTAAACCAGTCTCAGCAACATTCGCAACGCCAGTTACGGTTACAGAACCTACACCTGATGTAGCCTCTAAACCGGTGACGCCTATGTTGTTATTAGTTACAAGAGTGACTGAGCCAACGGCAGATGTGGCTTCTAAGCCAGTTTCTGGGACGTTGGCTTCTGCATCAACGGTTACGCTACCATCATTTGCGGTAGCCGAAACTCCAGACGCAACAACAGGTAAGGGCGAGTTCCACGCTCCTTCGGACCATGAACCCCGACCCCAACCTGTTATGTTAGCCATAGGAGACTCCTACAGCTTACGCAATGCGGATGATTGCGTTACTTGCGTCCGCCGTTGGGAACTGAATCGTAAAGTCACCTGCCGTGGAGGTTTTGTCTCCACCAAAAGCAAGAATGATTACCGCATCAGTTGTACCTGACCCGCCACCACTGGTGGTGTTGTAGATCATCGCACCGTTTGCAGTGACAGTAGCGGTGCTAAATGTCAGATTTGCAAAATCGGTGAACGCTGTAGTGCCGCTCGTGGTTGGCGTGACATTAGTCAACGTACCGCCACCAGCACTGTAACCCGTGCCAGACGCCTCATTTGAGGTGGAGTAATCTGTTGTACCTGCACCAAGAGATGCGGAACTGGTAAACAGAGCAAGTTTGAACGTGTGACCGCTCGAGTTGGTAAAGTTGTGCTTACCTTGAAGCAGTTCCTGCTTGAAGGATGTGCACATCGCTTGTGAAATAGCCATTTAAAGCCTCCTTATTGCTTCAGCTAACTGCGGATGACCTGCATCCCTCAACGCATTATACACGGTTGTTCTATCACTACGAATAGCCTCCCGCATATAAAAAGCCACAACGGTTTCCATGTGCTTTTGAAACGCTCTGGCTTGATCTCGGATACCTGGATGAGCGGCATCCGAAACTGAAATTAATTGTTTTACACACCGTTCAGCAACCTCTTCAGGAGTCCAACCACGGTATTCCGTAGTATGAACCGATACGACTGGAGTTTCTGGAACGTCTAAATCTAGCTTAAACATTAGGTTTTCTCTCTAATTATCAGACCTTCTCGGTAAGCATCCGTTGTCTCCAGAGCCTCACCGAAGTTTTTCAGGCGAATTAACGCCTGTTGAAACTGCTGATTGTAGTTTTGAAGAACATCAGCTTCGCCCTTCATAAAGGTATAAGCCTCTATCAAGGAGCCATACAACAGTGTCATAGGGGCGTTTGTACTTAACCAAGTGCTGCCGCTACTGGATTGAGCGGTTAAACTGGCAGGACGGTAGGTGTAGTGCAGCTCCGCTGTGAACGCCGCATTGGGAGTAGGCGACAACAGAAAGTTGTTAATGTCAAAGAAAGCGTAATATTTTGGAACACCTGTAGCACCTGTAGGATTGTACTCCTGCAAGTAGTTTACATCCTTGTACAGAAGGAACTCTTTGCTACCACCGTTAGTGATAGACAACGAATACGGCGCTAGAAAATCGCTAGGACATGTAAGAAACTGATTGGAGGATGTGGTTGTGCCCGTCTGATTCTTGCGGAAGAACGTCAACGCCACGCTCTTCAAGATGCGCTCTTCAGCCTCAACAATGAAGGTGTCTAGGTTGTTTACAAACGTAGTCTCTTGATTCTCACAGTAGTCTTGAATCGTTTGTTTTAGTTCGCTGAATGTAAATGCCATTTAAACCACCACTGTGACGAATCCTACGCCGCCAATCATTTGCGCCTTATCCACTGGCGGAAAGACGTTATTGCCAACCGGAACGAATACATGGCCCTTTCCTGTATCAGGTCTAGGGTCGCGGAGAGCTTGTGGGTCAACGACTCTACGTCTCGGATCAAGCTGCGGATGTTTCGCCTCAAATTCATCAGAACCTACCTTCAGGCCGTTCCATTCTACCCGCATGTCACGAAGACGATAACGAAACCCAGATCTATCTGAGAGTCCGTATGCGTCTTTGCCTGAAGCATAGTTGCCCATTACACCCTCAGATACTGGATATCAGGCTGTAACTTCAAAGACACTCGATCTTCATCCTCGTCAGCGGCTCGTTGGAACTCCTCTTCATAAACATTCTTCAAAAGCTGAATACGCTCCGGCGCCTTCTTCAGAGCGATATAATACGCCATGCCGGCAACCGCACAGGGTAAGAACCGGAAGGGCAGCTCAACATTGTTCGTCAGCGCGTCCGCATCTTCTATGCGCCGGAGATAGTAGTATACGATCTGATCCGTGCTGTTTTCTGGTGTCGGCCAAAGCGTGATCTGTGGCGTGATCTGTCGGTTAAAGAAGAACTGAGACGGGCGACCTTGTGTCGTTTTGTTAGGAATCGACAAGTAGTCGCCACGACTCAATCGAGTCAGATCAAAGTCTGTGTTACTGCGCCGTAGAACAACCTCAAGAAGATCTACAACATCTGCACCTAGAGTTTCAGTCGCTTGATTGTTTGTAAGCGTTATCGTTGCTTGCCTGACCGTCCAAAGGTTTACCCCTCTGTTCGCCCAGTCTGCAAACATCAGATTCATAGAGCGTCGGGCTGTTCGCGCATCGTAACCAGTGCGAACTTCTAGCCCACAACGCTCATACGCCTCTTCTATGATGTCCGAAACATCAAGGTCGAAATCTCTAGAGTTAGATGTTGCCATATCAGCTTATCTCTTTGACTTGACCCGTCCGC